TGTTACCTCCGTACCTGCAACGAACGTATTAGCAAGATCGTTCATGAACTTACCCCGGCTGAACTTGTCCAGATCTTCCTTACTGCGAGAAGAGAAAGCGCCAGGAGTGTAATCCGCACCAGCTGGGAAGGAGGTGGAGGCTCCCTTCTTCTGAATCTCTTCCTTCACTCGGCGCTGGATTTCCTTCTCCATGTCATCCTTGGCTACCTTATCCCGCTCTGGTTGATCCCAGGCATCATAGGCAGCTTCCAGATTGCCACTGTACTTCTCAGATGCAGTCTTAGCCAGCTCATCAAGATCCAGCACAGACTTGCGGCCAGCGGCGATATGCTTCTGCATCAACTTGCCACCAATAGTCATGAGTTTGCTCCACTGGGGAGCATACTGCTGGCCAAGGATAGCCTGGGCAGCTTCATGAGCGTACCGCTGAGCTTCTTCCTTGGTGATGCCAGTGGGAGTAGTCTGAGTGGTCTGGGTAGTCTGCTGAGTCTGCTGCTGCTTCTGTTGCTCAGCCCAAGCCTTAAGTGAATCGTAGTTGTCGGTGTACCACTTCTGATACTGCTTGGCCCCAGGAGTTTTGTCCCCATCACCTTCCAACTGAACCCTAAGGCTCTCATACTCAGAAGCATCTCGGAGGGTGACAGCCTTGGCTTTTACAGCCTCCCTCTCGACTGACTTACGCACGATAGCTGCCTCAGCCGGATCGAGGCCATCAGTCAGCATGTTAATTAAAGCGTTTACGTCCATGTTATTGGGCTCCTAAAGGTTGTGGGCCACCCTGACCCTGCCCAGGTTGCATTGCAGACTGTGCCCCCATCACCAATAAAGAGGTTGCGAGGGCCACAATCTGTGCACACACCTGCTCAGATCCAGGTACAGCTCCTGATTGAACAATCTGTTTCGCACCAGCCAGTATGGAATCTACGCCCATTTTTACTGGAGCCAACCCAGACACCATTTGCTCCAGCCCATTTCCTCCCCCCTGCTGTGGAGGGGCAGCAGAGGGAAGGTTGGGCAGCGGGGGCAGGGGAGCCTGAGTTGAGTTGGGGGGAAACATGTAATGATTACTTGCAGGCAGGCCCTTGCAGGCCAGATTTTCCTTTCATTCCCTTACCAAGGTTGGAAGAGAAGGCACCAGCTTTCTTGCCCATGCCACCCCCTTTACCCTGCTTGGCCTTGTGCATTCCAGCCATGCCGTCTTTCTTCATGCGAGTGCTCCCTTGCCACGTAACTTAGAGAGTGATTCAGACTTAGTGCTGGCCTTGCCCAGCTTCCCAGGGGAACCAGGATTCTTCTTTTGGAAGAGTTTAGAGGAGCCAGCAATACGGGGCAGCTTGCTGAAGTTGCCAGCAGGCATTCCCATATCCTTCTCATCCCCTAGGTTGCCAGCAGTATTGGACCCTGTGTAGGCCATATCTCGGCCCGAGACTATTACCTAGGGGGTAGGATGTCAACTTCTATATAAGGTAGGCAGTTTAATTTAGTTAATAATAGTTTAGAATGTGCTTGACAGGTGGGAAAATAGGGGGTATGGTGGGCCTAAGTAGTTCATCACTCAAATAGGTGCTCAGCAGGCCCCCTTTTCTTAACCGTCAGGGGGCCTTTACTATTGGATCACCTCCTAACTAGTCTGGATTGTTGGGCCATTTCCAGTGCTACCCATACTAGGGGCAGATTGATCGGTAGCTTTCCTTCCCTGTGCATTGGCAATCATTCCAATTCCCAGCTGCTGCTGCAGGGCTAATCGGCTGATCTCATCCTGTGGAATCTTCATGTCAGGTGGAGCAAAGTTCATCACTCCCACCTTCTCTAGTAGAGTAAAGACAGACACATAACCCATCTTGGCCAGCATGAAGTACTTCATTAGATCCTGCTGGGCTGCAGTGTTAAGTAGTGAGCTTGGGTCAAACTTAAACTCAAAGCTTTGCAGCATATGCTTAGCCCTCTTATATAGTGGCCGGGGATTATCCGCGCCAAGTGCATCCAAGCTACTAGCCACATCCCCTACATCTCCATCAGGTACATCATCAGGGATCATGGTGTGAGGATCATAGTCGAAGTCCTCAGGAGTTACAGCTTGGGGGCCAAACTCTGCTACGCGCTTAGGGAGAGTATCAAACTCAGTGATGCAGTGGAGATACATCTCTCCTAGCTGCTTATAGCATCCCTCCAGAATCCTAGACCGTAACCTCACACCAGGAGTCATAGTCTTCATCAGGGCATCAATGGTGTCATCTGATGGCAGCTGAGCAAGAGAGGCCAGGGCACTTGTATCTACTGTACCTGCTATGTACTTCATCTTCTCCTCACACCATTTGATGACTTCCCAGATCAGTGGATCAAGTGGAGGAGGGTTGACTACCTGGAGGCCCTTGCCGCTAGCCATATTCGTTCTAATCTTCATGCCAGGAGCCCGAGTATTAGCCTTATTCATCTCGGCTTTACTAACATTACGATCTCCAATCAGGGCAGGATTAGCCACCTGAGCAGCATGATCATCCACTACTCTCAGGTTCATGTTGATGCTGGTATTAAGGGGGATAGCATCAGTGATGGGAGCCTTGCCAAACCAAGAGTTAGGCCAGGGGTTGAGAGTGAACTTGATGAGGGGAAAGAGACTATGCCAGTAAGGTGCTGGGCCATCGTACATCAGTACACCAGCTCCCCACACGATCATCCTATTAAAAGGATAGAGGAATTCTCCAGGTTTGACTTCATATGACCAAGGATTCTGTGGGGTATCACCATCCCACTTACCCATCTTCTTAGTCTCTTTTGACTCATTCTTCCTCTTGTCATGGAGGTACATGGTGTTGACGAAGACAGTAGGGGTATGAGGAATCTCCCTATCCCCCTCCCTCTTAGTTAGAGGCCCACCACTTCTCTCCCCAGGCCCATCAATTAGCCTAGTGAGCCATCCAAAGAATCCTCCAGGCTGGCCCCCAGCGTCAGGTCTGACATCCTTACCAAACTCCTCTTTAACCCATTCAGGAGTCCTAGGCCGTCTGGTGATAATACCCTGGCAGTCCTGTGCTGAGTGGTAGCTGAGGGGGTCAATAGGGAATACATTACGGGGATCTTCAGCCTCCACCATCATGTCATCCAGCTGACGGCTGTAATAGACATGGAGGAACCCTGTGCCAGCTGCACACCAGTAGCGGATGCAGTCTCCAATCCTCAGGTCAATCAGCCGATCAGAGTACCATCTCTGGGCCATCTTATTGGCCAGTCTAGCCTGGGCCTCATACCTGGGATTATTGGTGGTGTAGTTCCAGAAGCATCTGGTGTCAGTCAGCATAGCCACCAGATCCTCAGCTATCTTAGCCACAAGATTAGCTCTAGTCTGAGAGAGGCTAGGTACAGGAGCGTAAGAGGCTAGAGTACTATTCTCATAGGCGAAGATAGAGTCTATGTTCCCCTTGATCTTGTCATAGCCTATCTGAGACTTGAGGAACTTCTGACCTCGATGCAGCCTCTCCTCACACCACTGGATAATGGTGTAATCCAGACTTCCAGGCTGTGCCTCATCTGGGCTGGGGGGCAGATCGTAATAGTCTGGCATGTCAGGAGCCTACCTTAAATGTAATCATTACGCTAGTCATAAAGCCCTGGCCCAACCTTAAAGGTAGCTGCTGTAGGAGTACCATCTGGTGATATATAGAAGTACCAAGGCCACCATTTACCAAACATGTGCCAAGTGGGGTGGAAGTAGATGAATCCCCACCTAGTACGGATACTAATGGCCACATGCATTGCATTCCAGCCATATATGACTACCGAATGGCCTATACATATATGCTCTCCAAAGTGTCGTTCCCAGAAGTTCACAATGCACCCCCCAGCTTATCAAAACCTGTCCAGGGACCTGAGGCAATGGCTGCACGGATGTCATCAGTCAGAACCTTCATAGCTTCTGGGTTCTTCTTTGGTTCTGGCAGGGGAGTCTCAATCATCTCATTGCCGGGATTGAAGTTAGTAGCTTCATGGACTGTGCCACTTTCCTTCTCCCAGGCAGTCATATTCATGATCTCCCTACGCTCAAACCCAGCTGCAGCATAGGAAGAGGATAGAGGAGTATCAGCCCTAGCTGGAGTCCTATGTTCCCCTGTGGCTGGATTGTAGAACACCACAGCTCTATCCGATGCATGGACCTGGGCATGTCTCTCGAATCGAGCTTGACCACAGAGACACACTCTGCAGTCTGGGCTATTGCGAGTCTGGCATCGTCCACACCACCATGCTTGGGGAGTTTGTCTCATTGGCTGACCTGTGCCCCCATATACCCCTTCTCACCAAGCTCAGCGAGGAGCTTCTTCTCTCTACGAATCTTTACCAGCTGGCCCTCAAACTCCAGCACAGCATGTTCATAGATATCTGCTGTGTAGTCTGCCTTTGCATCCCATGCTGCCCTTCTATTCTTGTAAAGGACAGATAGTAAGTAGGTAACTCTTTGCATACAGTTACCAAGGACTACTCCAATGGAGTCAGATCCAGTGATCTTACCCACTGAGAAGGTGGGAGTCTGCTCGTAGAAGATGATACGCTTGAGTAGCTTTCCTAGCTGATCCTCAGAGCCTTTGTAGAAACCCTTGATGTCTGAGGCTAAGGGCTTAGCCCCAATGTTCTTCATGCACTTCCGGTAGACCCTGTAGGTCTCTACCAGATGGGCCACCTCTCCAGCAGACTCCTGCAGAGATGTAATTACCTCAGTAGACATGACTAATAATACTCCTGTAGATGACATTCTCCCAGAGGTAGTAGCTAATATGCTTAGTATTAGCTCTTGTCATATACCTCTTAAGGGTATCGGGGTCTATATCAAACTCAACCCTTAGAGAACCATCTGGTAACTCCTTAGTACGGCATAAGGGGCAAATGGGACTCGCTGGTGTAGGTTGAGCATTAGGGTTCGGCTGCACTTTAACTGCCATGTGGTTTATTCCTCCCAATCTGAAGTTGAGTTAGATTTCCAATCATCAAAGGTGGGGAACTCATCCCCTAGTACTGGAGCATATCTCTGGTAATCCTGCACTGGTGGGGCAGAAGTAACAGGTATAGACTCCCTATCAATATCGTAGGTCCACTTATGGCCAGCCCAGAACACCATATTAGCTGCCTGGAACCTATCATCATGAGAGCCATAAGCTGCTTTAGCTCTCATTTTGTCCATGTCAATCTCAGCATTGGAGTACTCACCTAGCAGCCACTTAGAGCGGATAACAGCCCTACGCTCCATAAGATGCCGCCTGGATCTATACCAGAGTAGCTTTTGGCTCTCCCTGGTAGACCTCCAGCCCATTCGATTGGTCTCCTCAGCTGCAGAGTCAATGTATTCCCACATCCAGAGGTTAGGGTAACCAAGCCTCAATAGCTCCTGGGTAGTAAGGATACCAGGGCCAGGGTAGGCTTCCCAGATGCAGCAGCAGGCATCCTCCTCAGATCCACAATAGATACGGCCTAGGATATTAGCTATTCGAGCTATCTCTACTGCATCACAGGGAGCAGCAAATTCAGCTACTTGGACATCTCTGTATTTGAACCTCTGCTGCTTAGTTTGGGGATCAACATCAGCAATCTGGACGTAACCAGGACCAGAGGGATTAGGTATCTCCTTGAAAATAGGTAGCTTAGCTGCATCAATCTTGAAGATCTCGATAGCCCCATTATCAACCTTCTTATCCTCATCATTACGAGTTGCCCTACTCCAGCCTGTAATCCCATGGGTAGGGTCCATGCCCATCATATACTTAGCCCCTTTTTCTGGGGGCTCCCACATCAACAGAATTCCCCTGGGATCTCTCTCCACTTCCTCCCAGGGCTCAGCCACATAGGTCTGGATGGAACTCTGGTCTACAAAGAGAGCCCTAGGTATGATGAGTTTACTCATTGCGCCACTGGCCCCACATACTCTGCAGAGAACATATAGGGCCTCCTAACATCCATCTCCATTTGCTCCAACAGCTCTACTGGTAAGGCCCCTTGCGCCCAGTTTGTGAAGGATTGCTCTGGAGTAGCTGGGTAATTAGCCAGAAAACTAGCCAGCTTATCATCCCGTGCATACTTAGCCCTCTCTGTCTCCCACCAGTAAATCTGCTCTCTGGTAGGTCTGTACACCTTACCATCACACCATTCAGGGCTAGTACGCTCAATTAGCTCTACATGCTCCAAAGTATGCTTAGCAGGTTGCCAGTTGGGAGGGGGGATAGATCGGTACTTACCCATGTTGTAGTACCAGGGGATGAAGACATAGGTCCAGCTCTCATAACCTCTATCCTTCCTCCTGCAGGATTCAGTCATGGTATTCCAATAGTCATTCTTACCTGCACTGGTAGCCTCCTGGATATGGAGGGTCATCCTGGACTTAGGCAGAGCAGGAGCGAAGGAGTAGCCTATCTGATAGGGAAACTGCCAGAGAGACACCTCAGTAAGATGACTTACATCCTGCTGGGTTCCAACACCTATACCAGACTTCTGATTCTCCGGTTGATAGAGCAGGCGACTATTAATAGGATGCTCGAAGCCAAGCTCTGAGTCCTTTACATCTGGGTAGATATTGGGCTTGAGCCAGAAGGGTAGATTATCGAGAGCGAGCTTATCTCTCTTGTATAACTCGCCTGCACCATCCGGGTTGAGAGTGCCAGCAAAGCATCTTGTTCCTGGCCAAAACTCCATCCTGTGTAGAGTAAGGGCTCTGCAGGTTGCTGTGAACATAACCTGTCTGGACTTGTGGGCATAGACTCTGATGCCCTCTGTGTGCTTATACTTTTGATACTCGGCATGTACCTCCTCCTCCCTATTACCAATCATCTGGAGTAGCTTCCTCTGGCTCTCCAGTAGAGGGGCTGGACCTATACCCCCTAGAGTCCCAACTCCTGCATCTCTCTCAACTACGTGATATCTGGATAGGTAGTACTCAAAGTCAGCCTTACAGAGGATACGCTCAGACTGGATAAATCTATGCTCCTCCTCATCCAACTCTCGGCTGAGGTTGCCATCAGGCAGTAGTTCACCCTTAGCATTTAGCCTCAACTTCTCCAGCTTGGACTTAATATCAATGCACTTATCCCTAGACCTACGCTGGAACTGTAGCCCAGCTTTCTTAGCCTGATGAAGTCGCCTATCGATGATGAGGGGACTGTACATCAGTCGTCGTCCTCGTCTTCATCATCCTCTTCATAGTAGGCTCTGGTGAGGGCATTCCTCTCCCCTTTACCTCCATCAGTCCCATAGAATACCTCTGTGTCACCAGGGGAGGGCTGCTCAGTTATCCTATATATAGGAGGGTTGTGGTAGGAGAGTTCCATCTCCTTCAACTCCCTGGCAATCTTCATTTCTTCTGCAATAGCTGCCAGACTAGCCGCAATAGAGGGCAGAGGAGCAAAGATACATAGCAGCCGGTTCCATATCCTCTTAATACGTGTAATCATTACACTGCCTCCACATCGATAGTCATAGCATCACTAAGAGCATTAATACCAGTGGAATGGGATGCCCCACCAAAGTTGAGGGTAACAGAGGGTCCAGTTCCCTTCTGCTTGAGTAGGCCACCCATCTCCAGCAGGGTATTACGGGAATGAGTATCCCCAGGCTTCCTAATCTTGCCAGAGTTACACCCATTAGGGCAGTCTCGGATGTACTTAGGTTCCTCTCCAGCCTCAATCATCCGGTAGCCAGGAACTGTATCAGGCAGGCCAGGAGGTGCAGACACCCATCCCAGCCCATCACATCTCTCACAGGCCACCATCCTAGACATAGCATCAGCAGCCATATCCTGAGTAACTTGGACACTAGCTGTCTGAGCTATAGCAATAGACCTCTGAGCTGACTCCTTCTGCCACCATATGTTGAACTCTCGTAGGTCTATCTGGCAGGCTTTAGCTATGCTCTGCAGTGACACTCGGTTGTATCCTGGCTTGCTGATACGATCCAGGAACTCCTGGAACCTAGGATCAGGAGAGGCCGCTAGAGCAGCCTGTACCTGCTCATTATTACGGGGATCAAGAGTACTCAGGAAAGACCCATAGGCCTTGTCCTTTATTCCATTAGTCCTATCTGGGACTTCCCCTCTTACTTTGTCTTTTTCTAAGATCTTGTCCATAATCTATCTCTGTACGTAAATTGGGAAAGGGGTTCCACTTGCAAGGACTGCATTCCCAGAGGTCAGGAATTGGATGCTTAAAAGAGACGATCCTTGCCGAGCATCGGCCTGAATCGCGCAGGGGGACGTGGTGCAAGTCCAACTCTGCTGATCTCCAGTCGGAGAGGTTACCGTCATCTTTACCTTGGCCGCGTTCGCCACATCAGCTAATCGAAACCCCTGCTGGATAGTCTTAGTTATTGCTGAAGATGGAGCTGGATTCTCTAGCCTCTGGGCGATCCATCTGTGGGCGAAAGACATGCCCGTTAAAAACCCATACCACTTGCCCTCATTTATCGCCCCATCGCTCATATTGAACGCTGCCGGATCTGCCGCACACGAATTAGAGTCGTAATAGACTCCTCCGGTATTAAAAAGGGGATTTCCCCAGAGTGCCCCAGTCACAGTGTTAGCCCATGTCTTGTTAGTTGGGCTTTGGTTAGATAAGTAAAAATCTGAAATAGCGTTACTTAACTCTCCGATCTGTACTCGGTTTCCTCCTATTCCAAAATGGCTAGCCCCAGCCGTACAACCGTCCGTCTTGTAGTCAAATAGCGTTGAAAGGTTCGGCAGCACTAGCCAACTAGTGGCGCAGAATTGGTATGTCTGTCCATATGGCACCGTTTGATCGTTTGCGTTTATCCCGTTATCGTGGATCCACTGAGTG